CTGACATACGATGATTTGTTGGGAGTGTACCGTTTGCTGGGTGCCCGCTGCTACAAGCTTGACATAACTGGTTCGAGCACAACTGCTGCTACCTTGAGACACATGCATGGTTTGTTGCGGCTGAGTCTTAAATTGATTCAAGATGGGCACAAAATACACTTGATTGAAGGGGTGGATGTCAATGACAATCGGTTAATCAAGGACATTGACATGATCACATCAGACTCTGAATGTGTGCACCTGTGGGATTATACTCAGAAGCACACAGATGTGGCTTGCCAATTAACTCGGTTCGAAGCTAAGTCTAAATATGATGTTCTTGATTCCATTTTGGTTGGAGCTGATAGTCGTCGACATGTTTACAGTATGCCACACATTGACTTCCAAATCAGTTTTGATCTGGCCATCCCTGATGCTGGAGAGTTTCAAAGTGACATGGTCAGTGCTAGGAAGCTAATCGACTTGGCTCAAAACGTCACAGTACGAGACTACAAGTCTTGTTTAGATGCTATGACTGACAACCTGAGACTCAAAGAATTTGAACTGGTTGTGCGCAGACAATCCAAAATGGAGGGGTTCTTTCAAGAGTACCATGACGATTTGTTGCGAGCAGTAAGGACTAATGGAGTTGAATCTGCCAAGATGTGGCACAGACTGTCAGTAGCATTGACGTCCGAGTCAGCAACAGCAGCACAAGCATATGCAGTTCCATGGTATCACCACATTCTTGAACACAACAACAAAGTTGTTGTCAAGCATGGGCTAGCAGTGAGGAATCCCAAGTTATCTGATGACCCTTTTGACACTCTTGAACATCTGACACGAACTATGTCTAATGCATCACCCCTTATTCATTTATTGTCTCTGTGTAGAGATGGTAATGAGCACCCAACGTTTGCAGAATCACAACGATTGTCTCAGCACCCCTTATGGCACATGTATGATGGTATTAAGGCCAAGAGACTTGTGCACAAGAAAACCAAAATGCCCATGAATGCCGTCAAGTTGACATTCAAAGGTGAAGTGAAGAATTTGGAACAGTTGGCATATGGTAGCAGCTCAGGAGTGGACCATAAGTGTTATTGGAGCAAGCCAGTTCCCCCTAGAACATACACTGACATGGAGGACACCATGAATGACCTGACTGACTCGTGGACTACGATGAACACAGGATCAGTGATGGGATCAGACTTGTCTGGGCTGATAGAGTCAGTGCTCAGCAAAACTGCAGTTGGGTCTGTGGTGCAAACAATTATGAAAAAAACCTTAAAAGACATTAACGAGTCGACCATGGGGTCATACCTAGCATTCTTGCAGGAGATAGCGTTGGCCATGTCCATAGTACCCAAGAAGAAGATGGCTTGCAAAACTAGTGGCATGTCCTTCAAGAATAGAAGTGCTGCTATCAGTCTTGACAAAGTTGCTGACAGGGAATGTGTTTTGCTCACTAACATGAATGCCAGATTGGGGGACCACGTTGATCAAACATATTGCTTGTTGGGAAATATGGAAAATTTGCAGGGTGCACAAACTTGTGCATATGGGATGAGTAGGTGGCTAAACATGTCAGCTCCTGAACTAGACTGGAGATGTGTTGTATTTCACAAATCAGTTGCTTGGGCATCATCATTAGTAGAATCATGTGCACTCAACTCTAAAGTCTTCCAGCTTGGTCAAAATTTTGTCTTCCCATGCTTTCTCATGATGATCAACTCTTCCAATTTTGCACAAGCATCCGAATCTGTGCGATATTTCTTCGTCAACTCCACAGGTATATCGAATGGGTATCATGACTTGGTTGAAAAGCTGGACTGGTATAAACCAAACAATTGGTTTGAAGCACTGTACATGTGCAGAATGATCAAGATGGCTGGTCTGTGCCAACTATTCAAAAACAATAAGAAAAGAGGTGAATTGTCTGTGCTACTGTCGTCCGAGCTGAAAACTGGTAATGTTGTCAATAAGTCTTTCAAGTTCAGAGACTGGGCAGTATGTTTCCCTCATGAGCACATTTTTGTACCAGATGACCTCAATGCTTACAATTCCCTTTATGTGTGCAGGAATTTTACCATACAACGGTATAATAAAGTGGTAAGTGAGTGTCTAGTGGTGCAGAAACAAATCAAGGCCAGATTGGAATTTGTCAAAGTGAGATCAAAACAGCATCACCATGAACTCAGGATGTTGGACGAGCTTAAGACACCTGAGGACCTCGTGAACCTAGTTAAAAAGAACAATTGGGCAGTGAGTCAAGCCACAGCATATTCCCCTTGTCCATTAGCACAGATAATGGGGTTTTGGGAAACTGTGTCAAAAATTCCCGGTGTCACTGACGACATGACATTTCGCCAAGTATTGCAGAGAAAATACAACCTAGAAGACACACTGTGGAGACTTAGTGTTAGTGAGGTGCTAAACAACAGAGGGTCAGTCACTAAAGGAAACAAGTCATGTGTCCAGATAGCTCATAAAGAATCAGTGAAGGTAGATGGGAAACGCAAAACCAAATTCTCGAACCAAAACTCAAAGTGCTATGAGACCACCATGATTTTAGCATATGATGCTCTCCATGATATTCAGCAGCCTCCCTTATCTGAAAGACCCATTGTAGACTACCAAAAACCTGGGTTGACCCCTGACATGATTATGGAATTGTCCAGATATCCTGACAAACTGTGGCCGCTGATCTTCCATTCACTCAAAGGTAATGCTTTGTTTGTGGACAAAATGGTCCATAAGGATCAGATTGGAACACGAGAGATAGCTGTGCTCAATGCTTATGCCAGGGTGTGCTGTTACTATGTTGAAAGCTTGGCTAGACGCATTAGAGACACCGAGCATGGTTATGGTGATAGAGTCAACTTGATAGAAGTGCCGGACAAAGATCAGATAGTGGAAAATCATTACCATCTCTCCAGACGACATGAAGAGGAAAACTTAGTGGTCATGTATGACTCTGCAGATTGTTCAAAATGGGGACCCAGCATGATGCCAGCTAACTTATTTCTGACTCTAGGGTTGAGGATGAATAATTTCTCCCATATGAGTGTTTTGCAAGGGTGTCTGTCATTGTTTTCTAAGAAGGTGTTTAAAATACCAGATGAGCTCTACATGAACATGGACAACATCAAGAATTGGGACGTGCGAAACACAGTCATAGACACCATGAATGAATTAAAAGCATTGCCCAAGTCAGTTGTGGATCTGGAGCGTCAATTTTTCTGGCTACCCGAAAGCATGCATCAAGGCATTTTGGGATGCTCATCATCTGTGTTAGGGTCAGATTGTATGCGTTTGTCATGTTCTGTGAATCTCAAGTTGTTCCACAACCTGAGAATGTGCCATGGGTTCACAACCTCTGATGATCAAGCTAGAATCATGTCTTGTGTGCCTGACAAGGAAGAGGGAGATTTGTCATCTGCAGAGTCAATGGTGAAGAAATGCTTAAATGTGCATATATGGGTGTCCAAGCTGTTTGGAATCACTAGAAACATGGCCAAATCAACCCATTCCCCCCTGACGTTGGAATTCAACAGTATATTTTACACACCAAATGGAATCACCAAACCAGATGTGAAGAGCAAAGTCTCGTATGTGGATTTTGGTCACCATGTGGATCCATATCAAAATTCTTTAAGATGTTTAACGCAAGGAGCAGAATTTCTTCGTGCAGAAGGAAGCTTGGTTGGAGCATGCTGGATTCAGTTATTAAATACTCACTTGTGCATGATGCAGAATCAGTGTCGAACTTTATGGAAGAAAATTGGACCTATGATGTTTCACATACCACTAGAACTGGGTGGTCTTCCAATGATTAATCCGTTGATGGCTGTGACTGGACCTGAATTCCTGCCCTTGCTGCAAAACTATAGCCCAACCATCAAACTGGATTTAGCACTCAGTTTGTCAGTATTAGCAAGATGGCAGCCTTCACCTGATATTTTGAATTTGGAGTCTGATGAAGCCAAGATGAAGAAAGAAGTTCCATCACTATCCAGATCATCTGTTGTCAGTTTGTGCAAAAGAGACTCTAGGACCAACAGAGCTTTGAGGGACACATTGGCTAATGTTGACCCATCTTGCTTTAGTACACTGATCTGTGGGAAAAACAGTGCAAATTTGCTTTGGGCCTTACTGAATTGTGTTAGGAGACAAGAGTCTAAGATAGGAGAAGAAAGTTCTTCCTTAAGATTTTCCTCGGCCGTCACACCAAGTGATGCCAAGTTGTATCTAGTCAATGACAAAAAATTTGGGTTGCCAAGAAGAGTGTCCAGACAAGATCTTAGACAAGCAGCTGAATCCTGGATATCTAGCAAATTGGCTGAACCTACATCAGCTATGGTTTTCTTGGGTGAAACAATACAAGTGGTTCCATGGGCCATAGATTACCAGCTTTTGCAAGACATGATGAATGAGGTAAATGACAGTTTGAACAACACCATTATCAATCACATTGTGCCAGCCACCAGACATGTTCACTTTCATAGGCTGCATTATTTTTATGCAGAAACAGGGTGGGTGTCCTCAATGATGTCTGACTTTGACCTTAAATACAAGCCAACCTTACTGTTGGGTACTTCTACTATGGATGCAAAGGTGTTTTTGGAAAATCGTATGCTCTATCAAGACAAAATAATGAAGTTGTCAGAACGCACACAGCATATTAAACTGGCAATGTTGGAAAAAGACGTAGCGGAAGGGGCAGTAGCTCGGCTGCGCCAGACGGCGGCGGCGCTTCGGCGACGAAACCGGGCAGCGTCGGTGGAACGGCGATCGGCACCCATTCATCGTCC